GTTCCTGTTTATGTGTTTGAGGAATACCCTAAATTACTTAAGTCTTTACACAGTTTAGGTTTAGTAAGAGGTCTAAGTACAACAGTTGTTGAACATTCTGTAGGGGATGATTTCTTAAATCAGTGGGATACACCGGCTTCACCGACAGTGGTTTCAGAAGTACGAGGTGGAATTGTTTCAGACTTATTTACTGTTGTTAGTATATCTGATGGTGATGCAGCAAACAATCAAGTTAAAATCCAAATACAGAACATCGATATTGAAACAGGTGAATTTGATTTAATCATCAGAGACTTTAATGATAGTGATGATAACGTAACAGTACTTGAGAAATTCTCAAGATGTTCAATGAATCCTGATCTTCCTGGATACATAGCTAAGAAAATTGGTACATCAGATGGTGAATATGAGTTGAGATCGAAATATATTATGTTGATATTAGCTGAAGACCACCCGATTGACGCTTTCCCTGCAGGATTTAAAGGATTTACATCAGATATTTTAGGAACAAGTAAAATTGGTAACGTTCTTTATAAAACTCAATACCATGATGCGGGTGATACAATTGGATATACTGCGTCAGGTACACCTGAAACAACTAACGGTGATAAAGTAAGAAAAGTATCTTTAGGTTTATCAAGTCAAATTGGTATTGATTCTGACTTATTCCATTATAAAGGGGTGACCGCATCACAAGCAACACATGGTTTCCACTTATCATCTAACGCACCAACAGGTTATAAGACAACACCTTATGATTTAGAAGGTTCTAATAAAGGTAAGTTAGATTCTAAATCATTTAGAAAATTCACATTTGCAGTATGTGGTGGATTCGATGGTTGGGACATTTATAGAGGGACAAGAACTAATGGTGATGGTCATATCTTTGGTAAGAACACCTATGTAAGTGGTCACACAACTAATGGTGGTGTATTCAGTTCTTCGGTTGGAAATTCTGATTATTACGCTTACTTACAAGGTATTGAGACATTCTCTAACCCTGAGTCTGTAGATATTAATATTTTCGCAACACCAGGACTTGATTTCTATAACCACAGTTCGTTAGTTAACCAAACTATTGATATGATTGAGGGTGATAGAGCCGATTCACTTTATGTGGTGAACGCACCTAACACTGACAATGTGGATGAAATTATTGACCAATTGGATACTGTAGATTTAGATACTAACTATACGGCAACATATTGGCCATGGATTCAAGTAAGAGATGGGGATAACGCAACACAATTATACATTCCACCGACAGGTGAAGTAGTTAAAAACATTGCATTGACCGATAATGTATCTTATCCTTGGTTCGCGGTTGCGGGTTACCAAAGAGGTTTAGTAAATGCAATCAAAGCGAAGAAAAAACTTACTTTGGATAATAGAGACGATCTATACAAAGCAAGAATTAACCCAATCGCAACATTCTCAGATACGGGTACAATCATTTGGGGTAACAAAACCTTACAGGTTAGAGAATCCGCACTTGATAGAATTAACGTAAGAAGATTGTTATTGAGAGCAAGAAAACTTATTTCGGCAGTCGCTGTGAGATTACTATTCGAACAGAACGACGAACAAGTAAGAAACGAGTTCTTAAGATTGGTGAACCCAATTCTTGAATCAATTAAGAAAGAAAGAGGTTTATATGAATTCCGAGTAACCGTATCAAACGATCCTGAGGATATTGATGCAAATACTCTAAGAGGTAAGATTTATGTCAAACCAACAAGAGCATTGGAATTTATTGATGTAGAGTTCTTGATAACACCAACAGGTGCATCATTCGAGAACATCTAAATAATAAAAGGAAAAGGGAGGGTCTTACGACTCTCCCCTATCCAAAAGTAAAAATTGAGATGACACCCGGTATACTGGCTAATTATAATAGCAACTTTAATTATTTATTTAATTTTACTTGCTAATATTACCGGGTAACAAAAAAATACGGAAAATTTTTGACAAAGTCAAGTACTTTCCAAAACAAAATAAAAATATTTCGATAAGAGATATATTTATAATAAAAGAATAAAAAGATAACAAATATACAGACATGGCAGATTTATTAATGAAAATGCCGGTTCCTTACGAACCGAAAAGAGTTAACCGATTTATCGTTAGATTCCCTTCAAGTTTGGGTATCAACGAATGGTACGTTACTTCGGCTGCAAGACCGAGTGCAAAAATCAACTCTGTTGAAATTCCTTTCCTAAATACATCAACTTACGTTGCAGGTAGATTCGTTTGGAATGAACTAAGAGTTAAATTCAAAGACCCAATTGGTCCTTCAGCATCTCAAGCGTTGATGGAGTGGTTCAGACTACACGCAGAGTCCGTAACAGGTAGAATGGGTTACGCTGCGGGTTACAAGAAAGACATTGAGTTGGAAATGTTAGATCCAACAGGTGTTGTAGTTGAAAAATGGATTCTACAAGGAACATTTATCACTGATTTGAACTTCAACGAATTAGATTACAACAACGAT